AAACCATTAAATAAGTTCTTCCCACATACTACTACTTCATTATCACCACTTACTACTGATACTGGTATAGGTGAAGTTGGTGTTGGTGTTCCACTTTGACTTGTGTTTCCTTTTAGGTCTAGTTTCATTGTTGCATTTCCTGTGTTGTTTAAGGTTAAGGTTCCATCTTCTCCTGTTACTTTTGGTAGAACGTTGTATATTGTTTTGTATCTATTTAATTCTAATTTAGTTTCTTCTAGTTCTTCTTGTGTTTCTGATAAGTCAGTTTCTAATGTAGATATTGCTGTGTCTTGTGTTGCTTGGCTATCATATACACATTTAGCACTTGGATATTGTGTGTCAGTTGAACTTGAACTTATTGTTGTTACTTTATTTGATACGTTTTCTTTTAGATTTAGATTTGTATATACTGCCTTTGCACTAGGATATTGTGTGTCAGTGCTTGATGATGATATTGAAGTTACTTTGTTAGCCTTTTCCTCAGCCAATGCAAATTTGTTATCTACATAAGGTTTCATTGTTTGTGAAGTATATCTATCAAAGTTGTTTCCCATGTCTGTATATACTTGTGCTATGTCTCCACTTAATCTAGAAATTTCTGCTTGAGTGGTTGCCATTATATGGTTATCCATGCCATCTACGTATGCAGTAGTAGGTATTGTGTCAGTATTATAATATGTCCATGAACTACCACTAGGATAGTATTTTACTATTTCAGAATTAGGGAAAAATACACATTTATAATTATCCACCATAGTTACATAAATTAATTGTAGTTCACACTCGATTGCTTCATCTGATGATCTCTTTTTGTAGTATCCCTCTAGTAAGTATGCTCCTGTATCTAGATCACTTAATAAAATAGGTAGCTCTTCAGTTCCTACAACTTCAGTTACTCCAGCTTCTCCATTTTCTACTTGAAAGTCATAAGTTGCTCCATTTGTATCAGTTAGTGTCCATACGTTTACTCCTTTGCTTTCGTGAGATACTGTTGTTTGTTCTACTGAAGCTATTCCTACTCCATTTTCTCCTGTATCTCCTTTAACTCCCTGGATACCCTGAATACCTTGCTCTCCCTGGATACCCTGGTCTCCCTGGATACCCTGGTCTCCTTTGTCACCTTTGTCTCCCTTTTGACCTTTAGCTCCTGCCTCAATCTCTAGTTCAAACATTGGCATAAAATTGTCGTTATTCATTCTTTACTCCTTTCTTTACCGAATAATTTGAGTATTTTCTATTTGGGTTTAATGTATCTACTTCCCCACTAGCTCGTTCTAGTAGTAAGTCATATATGTAGTTTCCCTCGTCTAATGATTGTGTTTCTTGTGGTGTTACTTCTATGGTACATATTCCATCAGGAAATGTAGTACATGTCTTTTGAAGTATTGCATTACCACCAATTATCTTTCGTATTGTGAAGTACACTGTATCTCCGTCTTTAAACATACTAAGATTATTCGTCTTATTCGTACATTTAAAAGCAAAAGAGGCAGTGTTGCCTCTTATTGTTTCCATGTCTAATGTGTCTTTGTTAATAATTACCATTTAAACCTCCTATTTTTCTTTATTTACTTTTTCAGCATAATATTCATAAAGAGCATATCCATTATTTAATGCTTTATTAAGCGTCTTAGTACCGGACATTTCGTGCCCTGTTATTTCTTCTCTTGCTTTGTTATAAGCATAATCAACTATGTATTTGATTACTTTGGCTTTTTGCCCATCACTTAAATTTTTATAATTTTTATCATTTAATAGTTTTTGAACATTTTCATCAATTATTTCTCCACTAATTTTTAAGAAGTCACTCTTTTGTTGATTTGTTAATGCTGTTCCGTCTTCATTTCTCAATTGACTAGATACAGTTCTAGGCAATATTGTTTTGTCATTTGTTGCTTGATATACTCTATATATTTCTTCTGCACCAGGCGTTACTTTACCCTCGCTATAATTTGCTGGGTTGAAGAAAACATTAAATATGTTGTTTTTACCACCATATCTTTCAACTTCTTTTCCAAGTGTGTTTCTTTTAACTGGCAAGTCACTAGCAAGACCAGGAACTTTTGACTGTGCCTGACTCATTATACTTGGCGTTTCAGAATCGCCATAGCTCATTCTTTGCTTACCATCTACTAATGTTGCTATTTGTTGAAAGAAAGTAGGTATTGCTCTTGCAGGTAGTCCGTTTATTTCTTCAATTAAGTTATCAACTGGATCTCCATAACCACCAAATACATCTTTAATACCCTCTAAAAATGATTGCTCTAGCAATACGTTAGAGGCTGTTCCAAATGTATTTTTTATTAGTTTGTCTAATGTTAGCTCTCCGTCTTTTGCAGCTTGCATATTCTTTTCTATATCTGCTGTAATTGCAAATGGTGCAGCTACTGGTTGTGCCCAGTCATAAGTGTATGACTTACCATTTATAACTATTGAATATGGTTGTATTCCTAATGTGTTTCTCATAAAGTCTGCTACATCTTTATCATCATCAGCACTACCAGTTGTTATTTTTGCTTTAGCTAATGCACTACCTAAAATATATAGCATAGTTCCTGCTGTTGCCTTACCTAACTGATTAACAAATTGATGTTGCATAATAGGAGTAAATTGCCCTGTATCTAATGCGTTCTTTAAATTTATTCCCTTTGTTATTGCACCAACATATCCAGCAGGGGAATAGTCTACTATGGCTTTAGTTAAGTTTGCAGGTGTTTTAGCAAATGGTATCAACACATCTCCTAAACCATAACCCTTTATATTTGCTTCATTTAATGCCTTACGAACATCTAAAACAAATTTAGTGTACTTGTTGTCATCTTGCCATGTTCTTTCAAGTGACTCTTGCTCTGCTATGTCAAGCATATCTTGTGTTGCTTCACTAACGTTGTTTAATGCCATTTGATTTTGTAATGCTTGTTCGTAAGTTGCACCTTTAAATGGCTCGTCTCCTAACTCTAGCAAGAACGAAGTAAAATCATTTAATGTGTTTCCAACCTTTGAAAGAATATTTCTAGGTTTTGCTAAAGCTCCTGTATGATTTTCATTAAATGCTTTACCCTGTTTTATTTCAAACCTATTTCCGTCTAAGTCGCTTGTGTTTATTCCTAATCTATAATCTTCAATAGTTGTTTTTGCTTTTGTTTTAGCACCCTCAATTTGTGCTTTGAGATTTAAGTTTCCTTTTGTTCTTACACCAGTTTTTTTAGAAATAGCAAAATCTGCTAGACTTCCAACAAAGTCTGCTACATCATTTACTGGTCTAATTAGTACGTTACCAAACACGTTTCTTACTTGTGTTTTAGGGTTTAAAAGCATTGATATTCTCATCCATGATTTAATTGCTTGACCTCTTTCAGCAGGAAGTTTGTCTTGTAACATTTTTTGTATCTTTCCAAGTTCTATTGCTTTGCTTCTACCGTCAGGCATTTTTTCGACTTTTTTCATTGTATTTATTAAGTCTTTAGTTTCTTCAGTCGTTAACTGCCATCTATCTTTGTTTTGCTCTATCCATTTCTTTGATTTACCTTTTTCAAATCTTTCCTGTGCTTCAATTAATTCTCTATTAGCAAACTCGTACATACCCTCAGGAGTTAATCTAGCCATTATGTTATATGCTTGAATTGCTTGACCTGCTGCTGTTCCGTTTTCTCTCATCTTTTTAGCAACTTGATACATCATTGTATAATCGCCTGCGTCTTGTGCTTGCTTTAGAAGTATCCACCCCATAGCAGTTGTTGTTGAGTCAAACCTTTCATTGTTTGAAAAGAAGTCGGCTACTGCACCCTCTGCATTTTTATTTAATAAATCGTATGCTTTATCAAGCGATTCTTTATTAGTAACTTTATTATAGAACGCTAGATCAGCTTCCTTTGAAAGTTTTTGCCTATTTTCTTTTGTTAAAAACTCGCTACGTTGTGTAATGTTCTCATAGAATTTAGAAGTACCAATTTTACCATTTTTAATGTCTTCTAGATTTTGATTTATTTGCTTTGCAACTCCATCATTTGGCACGTCTTTTCCTATACTATTTTTATGAGTATTTTTGTCTTTTGCTTTTTTAACTGGCTTATCTCCTATTTTGATACCAGTATCTTCAGTATCAATGTTTTTGCTATCTTTTACAATCTTGTTGTTTTTCAAAATAATTTCTTCATCTTGTTTCTTTTCAGCTATGTTCTTAGTTTGCTCTTTTTGTGCATTAGAAAAGGAACTAGCGATAGTTCCCTGTTTGTCTATTAAACTATTTCTATATTCTAAAGCCTCATCATATTGGTCTTTATTAAAATGCTTTGTTTCAATTTCTTGGTTTGTCTTAACCATGAAATGAACTGGTGCTTCTCCATATTTTTCTACAAAAGCGTCAGCATATTCTTTGCCATGTTCTTCTGCAAGAATATCATAATTAAAGTCCATTATTGAAGCTGTCTTAAACCCAAATGCGTCTTCATACATATCTGCAAGTTTTTGTTGATTGTTTTGAAAGCAATCTAACGTTTTTGCATTTTCTTTAACTAAATCACTTATTCTTAATAACATACCTGGCTTACCACTGTTATTAAATACTGATATTAGATCTCCATCAGGAGTAATTGAAAAACCACTTAACCCATCTTCTGATAAATAATTCTTGTTGTTCTTGTAATCTTTTGCTTCATATACCGTAACTGTATCAGGGTTTCTTAAATATGGTTGGTTAAGTTCAAAGATATCATGGAAATCTTTGTTGCTTGTTTCTACATAACCATTTTTTATAGATTTTCCATTATCATTGTTGCTACTGATGATACTTTCCATTTTTGGTTGTAGCACTCTACTAATGTTTTCTCGTACTCTTTTAATTCCTGACTTATCTCCTCCGTAGAGAGTTTCGTGTTGCTCTTTAGATAAGTTTCTACTTTCTTTTTGTAATCTTCTAAATTCATTTTCACCTACACCTTTCTCGTTTGCAGCTTCATTATACACCATTTTTGCATTTTTTTCAACCTTTTTATTTTCTTCTAGGTTTAATGCTTTAGCATTATTTTCTATTTTTTGCTGCTTTGTTTCCTTTACTCCTAGCCTATTTTGTAGTTCTTGTAAAGTCATAGCCTTTCCTTTTGGCTTTGTTGGTGTCTTGACCTCTTGTTGTTCAATTTTTACTTTGTTTTCAAATCTATTTATTAGTCTATTTATCTTGTCATATTGTGCTCTTGTTTGTTTTAATACTTCATCACCCTCCATACGAGCTGACTCTAGGAAACCATCTCCCTCAAATGCTGTTTCTTTAATTGTCTTTAGTTGCCCTAGTATCTCTGATGGTGTTGCGTTTTTATTATAGTCTTCCTCAAAGCCTATTTCTTCCATTAAAGATTTGTATCTTTTCTTTATTTCGTTGTATTCGTTATCGTTAAGACCCTGTGTTTCAGTTGTCTTTACTTCCTGTTGTTGATTTTGTTGTTGTACTTGTTCTTGTTTTTTTAAATTAAAAGCATTAACCGAATCGATTATGCTTTGTGTTCTTGTTTTAGTTGGTTTTAGGCTCGTATCCACACTTTGTGGTGTTTCTTGAGTATTTATATTAGTTTCTTGTTTTGTTTGAATTTGAGGTGTTTCTGTTTCAATTACAGGTTGTTGTGTTTCTTGTGTTGGTTGAACTACTTGTTGGTAGTTATTTGCTTTAACATTGTTTAGGATATTTTGTCTTGCTTGTCCCTCTTGTTCTACTGTATTATGTGCGTCTTTTACCTGTTCTAGTGCTTGTTGTAGGTTTGTCTCACTGAATAATTGTTGCTTTGCCTCATTTACTGTTATGTTGTTTTGTTTAGCATATTCTCCGATGATTTGATTTTGTTGGTGTGTTGTTAATACATCACCTCCGGCACTAAGTAGTGTTGAAGTTAATGCTGATGTTACAAATGAGTCTATGCTTTCTTGTGACAATAGTTGCCCAAAGAAATCGTCAACAGCATTTCCGCTTAGATTTTCCATACCATAAGTATAGTTATTATCTATGTAGTGCATTAAATCAGTTCCAAGTGCTACAAGTGCATTGGACATCATTTCCTCAAACCCCTCTTCAGTTCCTCCTGCTAGTTTTAAGAATACCTTACCAACTCCCTTACCAAATGTCTTTGATAATCTATCAGTAAGTATATCTTTGACTCCTACTTTGTCTAAGAAACCAGGTGATTTAATTCCAGGCATAGCGTCGAACATCAATTCACTTAGACCCTCAGCTAAACCATTTATTGTTGCTGCTCTACGTGCTGTTCTATCGTCAGCTCCCTGTTCGTATGCAGTAGATCTCGTATTACCATAAGAACTTGTAAAACTGTTTGTGAAAGTCATTAGTGTTTTTCCTGCTGTTGATAATTCAGTTGCTCCAGTTGCTGGGTTTACTGTTGTCATACCAGCCATACCTAATAATTGACTTCCTACTGCTGCTTCCATAGCCATAGCAGTTATGTTTCCTAACCCCTCTGCTACGTTTGCTCCTGTTGTTCCTAAGTATGATGAGTCTTTTACTCTACTACGCCAGTTTTCTCCATTTTCTCCTAGTTGGCTTAAATCATATAATGCTTTTGACTTTGCATTGAATACATTTGCTAAGTCTTTATTACCAGTTACATCGTAAGTAGTTTTTGCTAAGTTCTTTTGGAAGTCACTTCCTAGCCATGCTACGTTTTCAAGCAAGCTATTTTGACCGTCAGTTCCAAAGATATCTCCAGTTGAATTGTGCTTTGCTGTATCCATATATCCCTGACCTAAGAAGTCATTTATACCACTGATGAAGTTTCCCTCTCCTAGTAGCTTATTTGCTAATGCACTATTGGCTTTATGCTGGTCAGCTAACATATACAACCCTGTATCTGCTTGACCCTCTAGTGTTCTAAACCAACCCTGACCATAGTGGCTTAATGCGTCTAGTCCAGTGTTTAATAAACCCATGCCAACATTACTGTCACCACTTTTAACGATGTTTTTAGCATTGTTTACTAAACTATTTTTAACATTGTTTAAAATGTTACCTGCTCCACTGGCTGTATTTACTAAGTTGTTTACTTTATTGTTTGCTATGTTTTGGTATGCGTTGCTTAAAAAAGAAATGCCACTTTTGTTAGCAGCATTTTGTAAAGCTCCGTTCATTCCTATACTTATTGTTGGCTTTGCTGTTTGTTGTGTTGATTGTTTAACTGTTCTTTGTTGTGTTGGTCGGCTTTGATTTCTTCCACCTGTAATGACTGTTGGTGCTACATAGTCTTGTGCTGACACTTGCTTTGACTTTATAAATGATTCAATCTCGTCATCGGTCATTTTCTTTGCCATATTGCACCTCCTAGTTTATTCCATACATTTTATATATATTATTTGCGTCATTTTTATCTATTGCTCCACTACGTAGACCTGCTGCTATTGCATTGTCTAGTTGTGATTTAGTTTTTAACCCCATTAGATTTTTTGAATAGTAATTTTGTGCTTCTTTGCTAGAGAAACCTGATGGTGATCTAACTTGTTTTACTGCATAGTCATTTGCTGTGTTTTGTTTTGTATTTTGTGTTGTTTTTTGTGTTTTTGAATTTCCTAAGAAATTATTTACTGCATTTACAGCAGCATTAGTTACCTGAGCAGTCTTTGAAGTTTTTTTGCTAGATGTTCTTCCTGACCTGCTACTACCTCCACCCACGCTAAAACCTTTTTTTAAAGCGTCTTGTCTATTCAAGTTGTATTGCCTTACTGATTCGTTAAATTGTTTTTGTGCAAATTCTCTTTCCCATTGTTGTTGTGCTTGATTTAGTAAATTTTGAATATAATTTGCTTCAACTTGTGCATTTGCACTTGCTAGTCCTGTATTATATGCGTTTTGAACATCACTTCTTCTTCTTGCTATATCTGCTACACTTTGTGCTTCAGCTGCATTAATTGCATTTAGTCCATTTTGTAATGAGTTTTGTCTACTCATTTCATATTGTGCTCCAATACCACTGTTTGCACGTCCTGTGTTTGCTAGATATTCTTGAAAGTTTCTTGCTGCTACTCTATTGTTTGCATTTGCTGTGCTACGTTGTGCTGCATATTCAGGCTTTATTTTTGCTTCTTCGGCTTGCAAATTAGATAGTGAAGCATCTCTTGTTGTTTGCAAGTCTGCAACAGCTGCATTTTTTTGTGCTGTTCTTAGATTGTTTAATTCTTTCTTATAGTCCAATTAAATCGCCTTCTTCCATTCTCCATTTATTTTTATATAAGGTACTCCAACTTTCCATGTTCCGTTTATTTTTACGTATGGGATACCTCTTTTCCATGTTCCATTAATGTTTATCCAAACATTCCTATTTACTGAACACGTATTTGTTATTGCAGAACTTTCACCAACTTTTGTGCTTCCGTTCCATGTTTCTAACACTGCTTTTATATTTACTGTGTCAGCGTTCCCTATTGTGCTATATATTATATTTTTTGCTTCATCAGTTAGTCTAAATGTTGTTCCACTTGTGTTGTAATCTATTCTTTGTATTTGCGTATCTCCAATTGATAGTCTCAAATAACATGTCCACTCTGATACAGTCTTTGTTATTCCTGCACTAAAGTTTCCATCAATGTCATTACCACTAAATGAATTAAGTGTTGCTGTTCTTGGTATTGTTGTTAAGGTTAATGTTCCACTACAAGATCCAGTACCTGGTCCGTATGACCCTCCACCTGAACATTCAGCTGAACATACTGCTTTCTTTGTTCCATCGGCATTGTGTGGTACTGTGTATGTTCCACTTGCTAATTTATGAACTCCACCTGTTGCACTTACATCAGTTGTATTTACGTTTCCGCCATAAGTCTTTCTTTTAGAGCCATCTATTGTTACTGAATAATGAAATTTAGCATTAAATCTATATCCATTGTTAACAATATATAATGTCCAACTTACTGAACTTGAATTATCAGTTGTACTATAACTAGCTTCAGAAACATCTAACCTTAATGTGTAGTTTCTATATTGTGTAGTACCTGTATATCGTGCCATATATTACCTCCTAATTGTATTTGATATATATGTCTCCGTTGCTTCCACCTGTTGGTGCTCCAGTTCCATAAGTTATCTTAGGTTGTAATGTTGCAACTGTACTGTCTATTTGTGTCTTGTTGTAATATGTAGAACTTAACCCACTAAACATATTATCTATTTCAGTTTTTGAATAATTGTCTGACGTTAAGCCATCTATTTCTTCAGTTAGTGTGTTGTTTATATAAGATTTGATTTCATTTCCTGCTCTATCAAATCTCTCTTTTAATTCATCAGCTGTTAAACCATCACTAGCATTAGGTCTGTCACTTAATGCTTGTATGTTATTTAAGTTTGCTGTCAATTTTGTTAAAGCCATATTTACCTCCTATTTACTTTCTCCGTTTCCCTCTAGTTTCAATGCAAGTTCTAGTATTGTGCAATCGTCTTCGTTGTCATTGTCTATTGTTATCTTTAAGTTTGTGAACTTCTTTGCTTTTATCTTTAACCTAAAAGGTTGTGGGTTTGATGATACTTTAAATGTGAAATTACCAAAGTCTACATCATCTAAAAATGTTAGTTTGTAATTTATTGTTTTCTTTACTGCTGATTCGTTTATGTTTGTTACATAACCTATGTCTGCACTTGCTGTTGCTTGTGGTTGCATTAATACCCATAACTTTCTCATTGTCTTACGTTGATAAGGAAGACCAAAGTTAGAGAAGTTCATTTCCCAGTGCGCATTTATTATCTCTTCATCAAATGTTTGATAATTTGGGTCATACTTATATAACTTTCCATCAATGCTTGTCATATACATGTATCTTCCAACTACTTGGAATAAGTCAGTATCTATTGGAAGTATTAGTCTTGAATATGTTTTATTGAAATAGTTATAAATGTATATCTTGTTCCCTATTGCTACCCATAATTGGTTTTTGTCTTGAAAGTCACATGTTTTAACTTTACTCATGTCTAGTTCTATTAGTTCGTCTTTTATTTTGTCAGAGATAACTTCCATGTTTCTTTCATCACGAATTGATGTAGACTTCCATCTTATTAGTTGACCATTTTCTACTGTTACCGGATCGTTGTTTATTACTTGCCCCTGTGCAAATGCAACGTTACCATGCACTTCATTTAATGGTAGTGTTACTACACTTGGTGTTGAATATCCATTTACGTTGATTAAATCAATTCCTATTGTGTATGCTTCAGGTTTATTTGTAGTAACTAGAAGCCTATCGTATTGTCTAGTGCAATCGGTTACTGCAAAGTTAGATGGACCGATATCTGCTTGGTTTACTGCTGGGAAGTATTCAACACTTGGTGCTCCTCCTGCTGTTCCACTGAAACGTATTCTATTAGGCTCATCTTCGTTACCATATAGGAATACTTTTGTATCTACGTTCCCACCATAGACAATTCCTGCTCTCATGTTTTCTATGAAGTGTCTGTCTCCATTGTCTTTTGACCAATGTATTTCAACATTATCCATACCACTTGTTGGTGCTGTGCTAAATGTCACTGTTCCATTTGTTAGGTTTACTGTGTATCCTGTGCTCATCTCGGTTGCATTTACTATTACTTTATCTACGCTAGATATATTCTTTTCAGCTAGTTGATATACTGTTGCTGTTCCATCAGCATTAAATGTCATACGTTTCTTAGGTGTTAGCATATTTATTGCGTCATAATCAGTTCCTCCACCTGTTGGTGGTGTATTAACAAATACTAAAGGAACATATCCCTCAACCTCTTTTAGAGTTGTTCCATCGTATGAATAGTATTTGTGACCATTTAATAAGTAGACTTTTCCATCAAAATAAAAAAAGGTAGTATCGTAATCACCGACACTACCTATTAACGTTGGAGTTAGTCCATCCCACTGTGAGTCATCATCTAATAATGACTTTGCTATTCTATATAATTTGCCATCTGCAACTATTAATAGGTATGTTTCACTTCCAGTATTGTAAGTGTACGTACCTGTTATTTGTGAACTAAAATCATAAACCTGTTTGTAACCATCACATTTTCTAAGTTTATAATCATCAGTTATTACAAAGTTGTTCATGTTTCCTGACTCACCATCTAAGATTTGTGTGTCACCAGTGCTTGTTAGATTTAACCCTAGAAATTTTTTTATTACAAATGGTGCTATTTCAGTGTTTGTTGGTATTGTACTCATAGCCACCTCCTAATAATGTAGAGAAGCGTCATATACATCTTCTCTTTTTTCAGGTGTAACTGGTTTAGGTTTTAAGAATATTCCACTTAAACGTTCATATTCTTGTTGCATAAAGTTTGCTAATGATTTGTTTTCATCACTCATTAGCTTTGCTGCTAAACCATATACTAATAATGTGTTTGCTTGGATATCGTCTACTTGAACATCTTGATTTTCTAAATCAGTTATTGGTACTGGTCTTATGTATGAAGAAAACTTACGATATCTATTTTCAACACCTATTATTTCATTTTGTATTGAGGTTAATATATAAGGAGCTCTAGCTTTATAATCGGCTATTGATACTGGGTCTAATTCACCTGTATCAGTCATTTCATCAAGCATAGCCATTGTTTCTTTGAATACTTCTATTGCTTTCATTTAATCTCTCCTCTCATATCAAACGGTGACATTTAGTCACCATTTTATATCAAAGGAAAAACTCCTTTGATTTTATTAAGCTGTGAAGTGTGCGTATGCTCCATTTTTCTTAGCGTCTAGAACAAATGCGTCATAGTAAACACGACCCTCAACTAAGTTTCCATTAATTCCAGGTGGGTTGTCGTGTACTTTGTATTCTGCAAGTTTGTCAGCTGCTACTGTTACACTTGGGTGAGTGATGATAAATGCACAGTTTGCTGGTAGATAACTATCAGGTACTTTGATTAATTTAACTCCGTCAATTTCTCCAACTTGTCCATTTACTAACATCTTTTGAGACATATCTCCAGATTTAATAAATGTACTATCTTGTTTAATATATGTGTAGAATGTAGCACTAATTGCTGCAACTCTTCCAGACATTGGTACTTTGTTATTATCAAGATACTTTTGTCCATCTAAGAATTTAGCGTATGCATTTGCTGCACTAATTGCTGCTGTTGCAGTACCTCCTGCTGCAACTGCACCTGCTGAAATTTGTGCTAAACGATATTGATCCTTTGTAGGAACGATAACTTCATCAATTTCTCTTTGTAGTGCTTTTCCTGCACCTTTTACGTTCATTTGGTCAACATTGTTTCCTTTGTCGATTATGAAAGTAAATGACTTATCTTGTGATAGTACGTAATCTGCTTCAGTATCTTGTAATTCTGCTGGAGTTCCGTATCTATTGCTAGAAGCTGTTCTATCATAGTTGTTTAATGCAACTGTTGGGATTGAATATACATGAATAGTTTTTACACCATCCCAAGTGTAATCTCTATTTATAAATGGTTCAGTTAATGATTTTAATTTGAAACGCTCATCAACTTTTGAAGCGTATTTTTCGGCTAAATTTACTGCCATAATTATTTCCTCCTATTAAATAAAAAATTTTTAATCGGAGTCAAAACCCTCGAGAAACATATCGACAGGTTCTTGCTTTTGAGGTTGCCCTGTTTCGGTGACACTCCCAATAGCACTTTTAGAGTTCCTCTCGTTTTGCTCCTTTATTTGTAGCTTGGTCTCTAAATCTTTTATGAGCCAATCTTTGTATGCACTGACTAGATTGCTAGACTGTGCTTTTTCAAATACTTCTTTTGGAATATCTTCAGGTTTAACATTTGGGAATTGCTCAACAAAGTCGACATATTGTTTGTTCTTATCGTTCTCTGCTTTTGCTCTTTCCTCTTGTTCCTTTAATTGATTTTCCTTTTCTTGTAATTGCTTACGTAATTGACTTGTAGCAATTACTTCTTTAGCAACGTCTTCAGGTACTCCATTGTTAATCATTTCTTCAAGACGAGCTTGCTCTTTAGCTTTTTCTTGCTCTCTTTCATAATTCTCAACTTGCTCGATGTATTCATCGACACTCATACCTAATTCTTTTGCTTTTTTTGAGACATATTGCTCAACTTTTGAATTTTGCAAGTTCTCATATTGTTCTTGCTTCTTATCGTAGTTAAGACCTTTTTGAAAGTTAGTTACTAGATCATCAATACTTTCAATGTTTACTGCTTCTCCGTTATACTTTACTTTCTTACTTAGTGCCTCTAATAGTGGCTTATAGTCCACTTCCGTATCTTCCTCTTTTGATTTATCAGTTTCGTTTGGTGTACTACTATCTGACTCCTCTTTAGTTTCAGTTACGTCTTGACTCTCTGTTTCATTAATAACTTCGCTATCAACTTCATCAAAGAAATCGTCATCGGATACTTCCGTTTCTACAACTGGTGTGTTGTTTTCTACTTCGTTTTCCATTAAATAAATTCTCCTCTCCTGCTATGGTTGGCAGTGTGCATTAGGTGCACAAGAAAAGGAAGTATTTCTACTTCCCTATGCTTCTACATCTAATCTGCTAGATATCTATCTACTTTATCTCTTTTTCTTAGAGATATTGTGTCTTTTGTATTGTTCATAGCTGCTTTCTTTAAAACATTAGCCTTTTCTTTCTTTTTTATTTCGTCTTTTATTCTATTTAATGCTTCTTTATCAAGTTCGTAGTTCTTTGCGTAATGTGAAGCAGAGAACTTATCTCCTGTGTCAGGGTTAGTCCAACCTGTTTTAGAGTGTTGTTTATTCCACTCCATACCCTGTTCAGTAGCCTTTTTAGCTTCTTGTAGGTTGTGTCTTTCCCATTGATATCCATGAACTCTATCTGATTTGGTTTCTCCATCACGAATAGGCTCTGATTTTTTCTTTTTTTCCTTTGTTGCAACTTTGTTTGCTGCTTTTGCTATATCATCTATTAGACCCATATTAGTCCTCCCTGATATCTTTAGCTATTTTCTTATATTTATCTGCTTCTTTTTCTAGTTCTTTGATAGCTTTTTCTTTTAGTTTCTTATCTTCGACTAGCTTTGCATATCTTTTTAAAGTTTCCATAGCTGATTCGACTTCCCAGTCTTTATCATCAACTACTACTTCAACTTTGTCTTTCTTTTTCACGATTGTAGTCCTCCTATTTGTCCAACTTTATTTAATGCTTCAACATCATTTCTTCCTACCTCTACTTCAGGTTGTATTATTTGTTGAAAACCATTATCGTTCATTGTTAAGGCTTCCATGTCTTGTACTTGTGCCATACCCTGTTGACCATTGTCTAATGCTCCCATCATTTCTAGAACTGTTTGTTCCATTTGCTCAGGGTTAAGTTGCATTAGGTTTGCTCTTTTTTCAGGTGGTAGTGTATCAATGAATTGACCCATTAAGTTGTATATTGCTGTCTTATACATATCTTTAGACTCAATAGCACTTATTAATTCTTGTTTTTGTGGTATTAGTTCATCAGGTACTCTCTTTAAGTATTCTACAAATTCAATTAAACCGTTATTTAATAAGTTATCTAATGTTTGTAGACTTGCTATTTCACTGAAGTATGAAGCACTACCAACGTCAGTCTTAATATGTAACCACATACCTTTTAGTTTTGAGAAGTCAAACATTTCAGTTGTTCTACCTAGACTTGACTCCATTACTACTGGTCTTATTCCATAGTTTGTAGCCATCATATCGATCATTATTCTTCCACAATCTTCTACAAATTCATAATATGCTGCTTTTACATTTTCTAGAGGCACAGCTGCACTCTTTTGAATTGCTATAATTGCTGTTGCATTGTTCATTGTTACGTTTCCAAGTGAAACGTCACCAACTCCAAGTGTCTCTTTTGTATATTGCATAGCAGTTTCTATTGCTGTCATTATTTGTGAAGACATTGTTGCAGGCTCTAAATATCCTGCTATTGATTTAATATTATCTCCATTTAAGTTTGTTACTGGTATTTGTGCTCCAATTTCATTAGTCCAGTTTTCAATTCTATCTGCGTCATATACAGCAGTTGGAAAAGCTGTTAGCATTAAATGATATATAACCATAGCAAACATTTTGTTTATTGCTATTTGGTTAGGTATTATTCCTGTTGTTTCAGCTCTACCATGATATGAACCTTTTACTTCTTCCCAGTTATTAAATGCTATTGGATAATAATCGTATCCAGTGTTTTTATCTTCATAAATGTATCTATTACGTACGAATTTATGTGCATATACTTTTCCGTTCTTTTTGAAGTATTTTATTACGTATATTGCTTTACTATAACCATCTGCGTCTACTTCAACCTTACCATTATCTCCCATTTGATACTGTGTATCATTATCAGCTTCAATATAATGCCAACCATCATCATTATTGTATTGTTTATATTCTTCACGTAAGTTTTTAACTAAATCTCTACCTATTATTAAGATATATGGTTGTTTTTCAACCTTTCTTGTATTAGGGTTACCAAACATTACGTTAGTTGCGTCTATTATTTCAGCTTTTATTAAACCTCTAACATCAGGGTTAGACTGTTTAAATGGTTGTTCATCAAAATCAAAGTACCAATGTAAGCAAAAATCTCCAGTATCAAACCCATCTCCAAGTAATGTTCTTGATAAATAGTCGAAATTTATGTTTTCTAGGATATTTTTTATCTCTGCATTGGCTAAATCAGTATCTTTTACCTTTTGTTGCATTGTTATGTCCATACTTTGTGGTCTATATTCCATTGGACTTATTGAAATTGCTATGTTATCAGTCTTTAAACTAGCAATTTTAAACTGTTTAACACGTTTTATTATGTTAAATACAGGCTTAGGCAAGCCATCTGCAACTACATTTCTCCATTGATCTCCATTTGCAAATGCTATATTTGCGTCTATTGTTTCATAGTAGTTCTTATCACTACCATATAATGCGTTATTGTATCTAATTCCTGACTCGTATAGTGCCCAATCTTTCTCAATATTGCTTTTTTGTTCCTTTTCTTCTACCATTTAGACACCTACTTTCTTTTACGAGCTGTTTGTTCGTCATATTTCATTAAATTATCAAATGATTCTCTCATTAGTTTTTGCTTTTCTTTCTCTTCTCTAGTTAATTTAGGTTTAATTTCTTTAGGTTTGTCTTGTTTAAATCGGTCATATAGTATAAAACCATCAAATGCCAATAAAATAACTAGCATAATTATTGTAATTATTTCCATTTACCCTCCATAACTCATATAGCCTTTTGTTGCTTTTGCTCCTGCTATTCCTAAAATACCCTCTCTTCGACGTTTTCCTTGGCTTTCTAAGTATAATCTTTCGTCATCAGTCATTATTTTTGTAGCTCGTGTTCTTTCTATACAAAAGCCTCTTAATGCGTCAGGTGCATGTGTGAACTCATGTGGCTCTTTTGCAACATCATTTGCATTCTTTTCATCGTGTTGTATTATCGGCAAAGTTCTTATTATGTTTATACATGTATTAAATATCTTTAATTTAGATGTTTTATAAGTCTCTCCAGTTTGCTCATCAGTTGTTTCATATACTTTTATATGTTCTGCTACTGCATACCAACCCTGAACACGATTATTTGCACTTCTACGCAATATTAGACCATTCTCTCGGAATATATCACATGCACTCTTTCCAGTGTCATTTCGTCTATTCCATAAGTCCGGTGGTGCATAAGTAAATTTAATCTTATCATCACCATTTACCTCTAATATTCGTGCTGCTGCTTTAGAAACAATTAAATTAGGCTCATATAATTCTTTATAGACATATTCATTACCTTTAGGGTCTATTGCTATCCATAGGCAACATAACATATCTAAACCATAGTCGATAGTTCTGTATCTATCCCACTCTTTTGGTATTTCAAAAGGCTCAATTACATGTATCTTTCGGTCAAACTCCGTAAAATACTGCCCATCAAATATATCCCAGTTACCATCTTTTAAGGCTTTGCGTTCCTTTTCAGGCAAAGCGTCTAGTCTCTTGATATAATCAGGATCGGCTTCCATTAAGTATTTGTTATCAGTTACAAAACTAGGGATAAATATACGAGTTGTCATTGTTCCTACTTCGTTTCTAACTTCGTGTATCTCATTTGCTTTACCAATATCAATAAATCTTGCCTTTACCCACTCGTGACCAACTCCACCAGGGTTTGTTGAGCTTTTTATTCGTTTAGGGAAATCGTTAGCACCACGGCAACGTGAAATCATATATACATACATGTATTCAGTAAAATGTGTTAACTCATCAAACCTTATTACGTCATATTCAGCTGATTGATACTGGTATACATCTTGTTCATTATCTATGTATCCAAAGTCAATTAAACTACCATTTTTAAATGTCCATACGTGTTTTGCAGAGTTATAACTAGCAATTTCTCTAGGATATAAACCCTGTGTTGTACGTATTACTGAACGCTCCAAATCAGGAAACGTACGTCTAAAAATTATTTGTTTACTACCAGGATACTTACAAGCATAAACAATTGCGTCTATTATTTGTGCGTATGTCTTACCACCACCGGCAGCACCACCAAATAACGTTTCAAAAGCCTCAGAAGTCATAAACTCATTTTGCTTTTTAGTTATTTTTATATCCATTATTCATCAATTCTTACTGCTATATTCTTGTTTGTTAAGTCTTCTGCTATTTCAGGGTTTACATAGACTACATCTCCACCAGTTAGCCATCCTGTTATCTTGTGATACTTATAGTCAATTTTTTCGATTTCATCATATCTATCGTATACTAATGTCTTTACTACGTTCATTTTGATTAATTCAGGTTTTTTTTCAACTTTTTCAATCTTTTCAGTCTTTTTTATCATAATTTCCTCCAATTTTTACAATTACTCTTTCAGGATCATCATCACTCCATACATACCATTTCGTTATATGTAAGTCATACACAATCGTGTCATCTTCCCATGCAACTCCGTTTAGTCCGTCTAACACTGATTTAGCTACATTATCTATATCTCCATTATGCTGCGTATTAGGTTTTCCCCATAACTCAGCCTTACGTTTTTTAGAATATGATTTAGGTACATTAAAAAAAGCATTAATCTCAACTCTTAATGCTCCAGTTAATTTCAAATTACCATATTCCTCTAAGTAAGCCTCAGCTACTCTCTTTTGATAATCTAGTGTCTCTTTCGGTGTATATGTCTGAATAAATGCCCCACATCTCTTAAAGCGTGGTCTTTGTTTCGGTTGTATCTTCCCAATTATTGTAAATTCCATTTCTCCTCCAGTTTTTAAGTACCTCACATAGTACCAAAAAAAGTTTATAAAAAAATACCCCATATCCATTAGACACGGGGGGTTATTAGCACCACTGAGTAGACTTGACTGTGCGGTATAATCTACTCAATGCTACCAACAACGGTAGCACATAAATTTGATAGGTCTCTTAACAGCTGCTACTAAAGGGGGTGAACACATAGCAACCATTAAGCCACCAATCAAGTGGCTTGCTCAGTCTGGCTTTCCCAGTACTCGAGGTGAATTGCAACAGTTATAGACTTGTATGCTCGTCTAACTCACATACATACTTCATAACATTCGTTACTCAGTGTATGCTCGTCTTTTAGAAATTAATTATAGAAAGGAATCTAGTTATATGTTATAATTGAATCATAATTTATTCTTTATACCTATTTTGTTCATAACTGTGTGGATGTATATATATAGGTATCCGAGCTGGTGGTCAATGCCAATTTTATTGGCATAGGGGTATCAGAGGGGGGTAGGTATCTGATCCAGTTGCTATGCAA